CTGGTCGTACCGCCGTGAAATGGGTGAGTCGCAGTTCTACATGAACTACGTCCGTACCATGTCTGATTACATTACTAACTTCTGTTTTGGTAAGGGAGTTCAGTTCCGTTGCCCTGAACAAAGCAACGCCATTATCCCCAACCTTTTGCACAAGGTGTGGGAAGGTCACAACAACAAGCACTATGTTCTGTGGGAAATGGGGCAATTGGCCTCTGTCACTGGTGATTGCTTTGTCAAGGTTGCCTACGAAGAACCATACGTGGACTCAATTGGTATTCCACAAGAAGGCCGTATTCGTATCATCCCTCTAAATCCGGCCCACTGTTTCCCTGAGTACCATCCTCACGACCGTGATCGTCTGCTTCGCTTTAAACTTAAGTACCGCTTTTGGGGCACTTCTCCTGAGGGGACTCGTCAGGTGTACACCTTTACAGAGATCCTTTCAGACGACTTAGTTCAACAGTTCATTAATGACGAGTTGATTGATGAATACCCCAACGCCATTGGTACGATTCCAGTGGTACACATCCCCAATACGAGCATTTCATCTTCTCCTTGGGGTCAGTCAGATATTTGGGACATCATTCCATTGAATCGTGAACTCAACGAAAAGATGGTAGAAGTTTCCGACATCATCAACTACCATGCCGCTCCTGTGACAATTATCACAGGTGCTAAGGCAAGCCAGTTGGAGCGTGGCCCCAAGAAGGTGTGGGCTGGTCTTCCGAAGGACGCACAAGTCTTCAACCTTGAATCTCGTGGTGAGATGAGTGGTGCGTTGGAATACGTTACTTTCCTTAAGCGCACTATGCACGAAATCACTGGTGTTCCTGAGACCGCTCTGGGACAGTTCCAGCCCGTTTCTAACACCTCTGGTGTGGCACTGGCAATCCAGTACCAGCCGATGATGAACCGCTACAACATGAAGAAGGTTCACTTCACTAAGGGCTTGGAGCGTATTAACGAAATTGTTATTCGTACCGCTGCTGTATTTGAGCCACAAATGCTCACATACGACCCTTCGTCGTCTGCTGCTCCTGAGAAGGATAATTACACCCAGTTAGATCCAGCGGATCCAACAACATACAAAACTATTGTCCACTGGCCTGAGCCGCTTCCTGTTGACCAGCTCATCAAACTTAATGAAGTTCAAGCCAAGATGTCCCTTGGTCTTGAGTCCAAGCGTGGGGCCTTGCGCATTTTGGGAGAAGAATTCCCGAACGAAAAGATGGACGAAATCTTTGAAGAACTTATGGACGATTCTATCGACCAAGGTGCTTTGGACATGCTTCGTGCCCAAATTAGCCAAGCAGTCATGCTGGCAACAGGCATGATCCCTGGACCTGGTGGTCCAGAAATGGCTTCTGCTGGAGGTGCTAATGTGTCACCAGCCGGTGGTGGTGGAGAAGGTGGCGCAGGCCCCCTTCCCGGCACAACCGTGTCACCAATAGAAGCAGATTTAGTTAATAAACTGGTAGGGAAGGCTTATGGCGCAAGGTTTGCCCAGAGGCGCGTTCCCGATGAAGAATAATACGTCTACTAATTAAGTTAAGAAACGCCAAACTAAACAGGTAGGTAAAAACTATGGCAAAGAAAGAAGTCTCTGAAGGAGACCTCATTTTGGTTGCAAAGGATGCAGCCGAAGAAGTTAATACACCCGCACAGCCTGCCCCTCAGGGCAAGATCTTCTCTGAAGACGAAGTGGAAAAGATTCGTCAGCAAGAGAAGGATAAGATGTACAAGCGTCTTGAAGAAGCTGATCAGCGTGTTCGCCAAATGGAAGAGCAGATGTCAGTCATCGCTCAAGAGCGTGAGGCAGCACGGAAGGAAGCTGAAGAGAAGGCTAAGAAGGAGCAGCAGCTGCTTCGTCAGCGTGAGATTGACGAACTCAGTGCTAAGGAACTTCTTATGAAGACTGAGGAGGAATTTACCTCCAAGCTTCAGAACATTGAGTCTGACTACCAGCGCCGCTTCTCAGAGATTGAAGCACAGCGTCAGGCTCAGGAAGCCTTACTGGAGAAGGAGCGTTCCCTCCAGGAAATTAATTCTTACCGTCAGCGTCGTCTGTCGGAAGAACAGGAGAGCATCATTCCAGAACTGCTGGATCTCGTTTCCGGTAGTACTCAAGAAGAGATTGAGACTTCTATTCAAATTCTTCGTGAACGTTCTTCTGCTATTATTGAATCAATCCAACAGACAACCCAGCAACAGCAGGGTCGTCTGCGGGGAACGCAGGTAACTGCGCCTCCAGTTGGGCCAATGGAAACTCAGACGGAATACCAAACACTGACAGCCGAAGACATTCGGAACATGCCGATGGATAAGTACATTCAAATGCGAGACAGGCTCTTAAATGCACGCCCCCAACGGGGACGTTACTAAAAACAACCCATAAACCCTAATCCACGGAGGATTAAATCCAATGGCCCTTCCCGCCCCAGTAGGTGGTTCTATTACTGGCGCAAACCTTACGTCAATTACGACCACAGGTTATTCCAGCGACTCCACCCTTTCTCCCGCAATTCAGACCATCTGGTCGAAGGAGATTCTGTTCCAAGCGATGCCCATTCTTCGCTTTGAGCAGTTTGCCGTCAAGAAGACGGAACTTGGCGTTATGCCAGGTCTCACCATCAACTTCATGCGTTACACGAACCTCGGCGTTGACGAGGCCGCTGGCGCAGAGCTGGTTGAAGGTGTCCGTCTTGAGCCGGATGCTCTCTCGGCTAGCCAGATCCAGATCACCGTTAAGGAACAGGGTAAGGCCGTTGCCGTTACTGAACTGCTCCTCAACGCGTCGTTCGATGACGTGATGGCCTCGTCCAGCCGTCTGCTTGGTCGCCATATGGCCCAGTCGATGGACATTCAGGCTCGTAACACGCTTTATGCTCCGGGTGTCCCCTTCGGTGGTGGCCCTGCTGTTGCCCCAAGCGTCGTCTTCGGTCGTACGACCAATGGCTCTACTCGTGGTTCGATTGCTCCTTACGAGTATTCAGCCGCTGGTTCTGCTTCGGCTCCTGGCTACCTCTCACCTGCGACCATCAAGGACGCTGTTGAGGTCCTCGCCAGCCAGAACATCCCGCGCCTTGGCGACACCTACGTGTGCTTCGTCCACCCGTCGCAGAGCCGCTCGCTCCGTGACTGGCCTGAGTTCATCGAAGTTACGAAGTACGCCGCTCCTGGCAACTTCATGCTCGGTGAAATCGGTCGTCTGTACGACGTTGTGTTCATTGAGACCACGCAAGTCCTCAAGGGCCAGACCTCTGGCACCGACACGGTGGACCTCTCGCCGGGAACTAGTGGTTACCAGGACCCGACCGCTGACTCGTACAGCGCCATGATGATTGGTGACAACGCCTTCGGTCAGGCCATTGCCCTCCCAGTGGAACTCCGCGACGGCGGTGTGATCGACTTCGGTCGTGAGCACGGTCTCGCGTGGTACGCAATCTGGGGCTTCGGTGTCATCACCCACGAGTCCCGCGTCCTGATTAACACCAAGGGTGGCGCAATCGGCGCTGCCTGATAATCAGGGCTGAATCGCTGAATGGGGTGTCTGCTATGATGCAGGCACCCCATTCAGGAATCTACATAAAGGATTAGAACATGGCAAATAAGAAGGACTTTTTCGCAGAGGCAGTTGAGGAAGACGATGAGCCGATCATCGCAACACCTGCTTCAACCAACAGTGGTCTCCGTCGTGCACGCATCAAGGGTTCTTGGCGCATGTACTGGGGACAGCAAATCTACAATTTTGAAGACGGTAAACACTTCAATATTCCCGCCGACCTTTTTGACTACCTTAAGAAGAACGGGAATATCTACGACACCCTCTGAGGTTTAAATGCCTGGTTTTACAATTCCGAACGTCCCTGACGCGGATAAAACTTCTACAGACCAGTCAGAACCAGATCGTGGTGATTTTGAGGCACTAGGCGACCGTCGCCGTGGTGTTGTATATAACACTTCTGTCCTCTCTAATAATTTGGCAGTTACTGCTAGCTCAGGAATGACCGTCGCCATTCAGGGTGGTGAAGTCTTCTATCAAGGAAGTTTCTACACAGTTGCTGCTGGAAACCTTACCCTTGATGCTTCTGAAGGCTCTGCTCGTTTTGACTTGATCACAGTGCGCATCTCCGGTGGAGTTGGCACTTTGACAAAGATCAAAGGCACCGCCAGTTCTTCTAACCCAACGTTCCCCACTCTCCCTGAAACAGACGTAGTACTTGCTGCTGTGTATGTGGCAAGCGGTGTTTCCAGTGTCACCGGAACAGCGATCATTGATAAGCGTGTTCTTATCATGTCATCAATGACACGAGTTGGTGCTGGTGCTCCTGCAAGTTCTCTTGGCAATGTTGGCGACCTATACATCAACACAACCGCTTTAACAGAGGTTGGGCGTTCCCAGTTGTATGCCAAAACAGGAGCAACAACATGGGAAAACATTGCTGAGTTTGCATACACAGCACGTAATATCACTGTATCTACTAGTAACCCAACGGGTGGCACAAGTGGGGACATTTGGGTCAAGGTGGTCTAAATGACCGTAGTTGGCAGTAATGATCCACGCGCCAATGACGGTGGCACCTGGAAACAGTGGAACGAATTTTATGGCAACTTTAATGGTACGTGGAAAGTTGCTACTAACGTTTATGTAAACAACAACGGGACATGGACAGAAGTTTGGAATCACGTTCCTTTGCTTTCCTCTGTTTCAGCTTCAGATTCCACACCTACTCCGACTATTACAACAAATGGCGCAACTGGTTATGGCTTTAACACCGCACAGTTAAATAGTTCGTCTCGTATCAACGGTACAGATACATTTTATCTTTATCGCAACGTATCAGCCGGTGCTGGAGCATACACTGAATCAACTAGTGGATCATTGACCGATCTTCAATACAACCCTTCTAAGACATATGGCTTTAAAGCAGTAGCGTTTAATGGATCAATACAAGTTACCTTCCAAGGTAACTTGAATGATAATGGGTTTCCTGCGTCCATTATTCGTTTTGAATATGGAACCAATAATAATCCAGCAACGTGGTCTTCTGGAGACTATGTTGATGCCACCTTTGTTTCGGGCACAACATATAGAGCTACATATTCTCCACCTCGCGTGTATCGCAATAATCCGTCGTCAACGATTTACTATCGGTTTAGAGTAACTAACGCTGCCGGAACAACCTACAGCAATGTGCTCAGTGTCACTGCTTCTGGTAGGTATTCCTCGCAATACACCAGTGGAGTAGGCGTTGGAGAAACCACTTTCACTACTTACAGGGAGTACTCTTTTACTTACACCACCCCAGGTACCCACACTTGGGGTTACCCGTCTATCCCAGCAGGAGGGCTTCCTGTTTCTTCTGTCTACTGCCTTGCCTATGGGGGAGGAGGGGGAGGGGGCGGTGCTTATGATTCCTATACTGGGTATGGGTATTCTGGAGGAGGCGGTGGAGGTGGCATTGCCAGCGGAAACTGTCCTACAAACTCAACAAACCTCACAGTAACTGTAGGTGGCGGTGGCGGTGGCGGAATCGCAGGTACTAACAGCGGAAATGGTAATAGTGGAGGAAATTCCAGCGTTACAAATAATACTGGTGGAAATATAACCGCATATGGTGGCGGTGGCGGTGCAGGACTTCTTGGGGTGGGCGGAAACAGTGGGGCTGGGTATTCGGGAGGAGCCGGAGCATCTAACGGAGACTTTGAGCGAAGCGGTGGCGGCGGAGCCGGTTCTAATGGCAATGGTGGTAACGCAGGAAGCAATGGCTACATCATAGTCCCAGGTAATGGCGGTCCTGGTAATTTTGAAAACCGATGTGGTGGCGGTGGCGGTGCAGGATACGTTGTATTCCTTACTGCAAGTGGTTTATCTGGTACTGGTTCAGGTGGTGGAGGAAATGGAAATGGAGAGGGAACTGGAGGAAACGCACCAGGTGTTGGAGGTGGAGGTGGCGGTTCAGGACGTGCTGGATTTGCAGGAGGAAATGGTGCTCGTGGAGAAGTCTATGTGTCTTGGTTTGCCCCATAATGTCTGAAGTTGATCGCCCCCTCCCTCTTCCAACAGGTACACTAGAGGAAGAAAAACGTACCCGTTTGGTGTCCACCCATAGATACCGTGAAACACAACCTGCCTTTAACCAACCCGCGAGTGACACTATCCCAGGTGAAGGGTCAGGAGACCAGTGAAGTATGGCACATCAAGGTGTTCTTAACGAAGTAATTAAGGTGGCTCGTAACTACCTGCGCGATTTTCCGAAGTTCTTTCAAGTTTCTTTTGAAGGATCGGGGCGTACTTATGAGTTAGGCCAGCCAAATGTTGATGGTACTACTCTGTGGGTAGCTACCACAACAGGGGGAAGCGCCACCACATTAACATCATCCCAATACTCTTTAGACGAGCGCAATGGGATGCTTCGTTTGCATACCACACCATCGCCAAATACCACCATCATGGTTGAAGGCTACTATTACGAATGGCTTCTTCCTGCGGATCTTCAGTTCTACGCTGAACGAGCCATTAACTATCACACGGTTACTGTGCGCACTCCATTAGAAGACACCACGCAAGTGGTTATTGACACTGTTGGTCTTGGTGCCCTCGTAGAGACTCTACAGGCATTGATGACGGAATACGCACGCGATATTGACGTAATGACCTCAGAGTCCATCCACATTCCTGGATCTCAACGTTTTAGAATGTTACAAAGTCTTGTACAAATGTGGGAAGCGGAATACCGCAAGCACGCTAACAACTTGAATATTGGTCCTGAACGTATTGATGTGATGAATCTTCGTCGTGTTTCTCGTACTACCAATCGCCTCGTTCCTCTGTATATCTCTAAAGAAATTGGAGATTACGGACCAATTGAGCGTATCTTTAAAGAAAAAGAAGATGCACACCTTCCTATTGAAGACGAGGGCGACGATCTTCGTACTGATATTTACCTTGATA